TAAGCCGCGGGAAGATAGATGCCCTGGAGGATATATTGGAGGATTATGTCATGACCACGGGTAAGAAGCTTGTCATCTTTGCAAGGTTCCGGCCGGAGCTGGATATCATTGAGAAGCTGTTGAAAAAGAAGAAGGTCGGTTATGGGATGATCTACGGGGACATTAAACTGGATGCCAGAGGGGATATCGTAAAGGATTTCCAGACAAATCCGGCAACCAAGGTATTCCTGGCCCAGATTGACACAGCCGGCCTGGGTATCACGTTGACGGCTGCAGATACCTGTGTATATTACTCCGTCAATTTTAATTATGCCGCGTACAGCCAGAGTCTTGCGCGTATACACAGGATAGGGCAGCGCAACCGGTGCACCTACATCCATCTGGTTGTGGAGAAAACCGTGGACGAGCAGATACTGAAGGCCCTTGCGCGTAAGGAGGACCTGGCAAAGACCGTAGTGGATGAGTGGAGACAGTTTTTTTAAGGAGGAAACAGAATGCAGTTATTAGAGAAGATTGATGCATATAAGGAGCTTTTGGACAGGAAGGATGGGCTTAAGGAGGCTACTACCGACAATAACAAGGCGATTGAGGAACTTAAGAAGGAAATTGCCCAGCTGATGATAGACGAGGAGTGCCCGACCATATCAAGGAACGGATTTAAGTATTCCCTGCAGGAAAAGACCATGTATTCCAAGAAAGCGGAGGAGACACTGATTGCGGAAGGACTGGAGTTCCTTGAGGTTCTGCGGAATGAAGGATTCGGAGACCTTATTGTGGAGACTGTTAATGCCCGTACGTTATCAAGTACCCTTGCGGCATATGTACAGGAAAATGGTTGCCTGCCGGAAGGCCTGGCAGAATGTATCAATATCTATGAGACATATGACATCATGAAGCGTAAAGAGACCAATAAAGCGGCCAAATCCGCGAAGGAAAAGGAGGAAGCGTAGATGGAACATTATGAGCAGATGGAGATGGACCTGCGCCTGGATTATGAAAAGAGCCTTAAGGACAATATCCAGACAGTGGTCCGTTTTAACCATGGTAAATACATGGATGAGGTGTGTCCAACAAAGGTCAATAACCA